CAAGAATGGTTTGAGACGTATCAAAGAATGATATACCCATTAAAAGGAAAGAATAGAGAGTCAGAACTATGAACTTCTTAGACTATTTAGTTAATGCTATGACAGGTGGACAACCTAGCGCACAAGAACTAGAGATGCGTAAAATGGCACAACAAGGTGCTAAAGAACAAGCAGCTCAGTCATTATTAAGTACAGGTGAAGCATCTATTCCTAGTCAAGGTGGTTTATTAGCTACTAACTATCCTAACCCTTATGGTTTACGTGCATTTATGAAAAAAGATGGCACATACGGTGGTGAAATGATGCCAAAGACTTCAGGATGGCAAGGTTTGATTCCTAGTTTACAAGGTGGCTACATTACAGAATACTCACTAGGTGGCAATACACCTAAAGAACCATTTTATCCTATGGTAACTCAAGATATGACACCACAGATGATAAAGAACATACAATTATTAGAAGCAGGTCTATTATCACAAAATAGTCCTGAAGCAAGAGCATTAAAAGAAAATGCTTATAAACAATACTTAAAGTTAAACAAACAAGGAAAGTCAGCATTTAAAGATTATAATTAAAGGGCAACCAACCTAATGGAGTTGCAATATTATGGACAAAGAAGAAGAATTAGAGCGTAAAGTAGGCGGGCAACCAGGAAACACAAATTCTAGTAAAAGCAATAGGATATGGGCAAATACGATTCGTAAACTTGCCATACAAGAAGACTATAAGCGTATACATGCTATAGCAGAAAAGCTATTTGAAAAAGCAGCCGAAGGTGATTTAGGTGCTATGAAAGAAGTAGGCGATAGACTAGATGGTAAAGCTGTAGCTACTCAAGAATTAACAGGACCAGATGGTTCTAACTTACCTAGTGGAATAGGAATACTCTTTGTCAAGCCAGACGATAGCAACATTTCCTGATAAGTTACAGTTTCTTTTTGAGCCATACAGATATAAAGTAAGTTATGGCGGCAGAGGCTCTGGTAAGTCATGGTCTTATGCTAGAGCATTGCTTATAAAAGCAGCTAATGAACCTACACGTGTCTTATGCGCACGTGAAATACAAAAGTCTATTAAGCAGTCAGTTCATACATTACTTAACGACCAAATACAAGCATTAGGTCTAGGAGCTTTCTATGAAGTATTGGAAGCAGAGATACGTGGTCTTAACGGTAGCACGTTCAGTTTTACTGGGTTGGCTACTAATACTGTGGAGTCCATTAAGTCTTTTGAAGGATGTGATATTGTCTGGGTGGAAGAGGCACAAACAGTATCAAAGAAGTCGTGGGACATTTTAATACCTACAATACGTAAACCTAATTCAGAGATATGGGTATCATTTAACCCTAACATAGATACAGATGATACATACCAAAGATTTGTCGTTAATCCACCAGAGAACGCTAAAGTCGTTAAGGTTAATTACCAAGACAACCCATGGTTTCCTGAGGTGCTAGAGATAGAACGTCAGCATAGCGAAAAGACTAATCCTGACTATGCAAACATCTGGGAAGGTGAATGTAAAGCTGCTGTAGATGGTGCTATCTATGCTAACGAGATAAGAGAAGCACAAGAGAATAACCGTATTACTACTGTACCGTATGACCCAATGTTAAAGGTTCATGTAGTGATGGACTTAGGTTGGAACGATAGCATGTCAGTTATCCTATGCCAAAAAGGTGTATCAGACTTACGTGTTATTGGTTACATAGAAGATGACCACAGAACATTAGATAGTTATTCAGCACAGTTAAAAGATATGTCATACAATTGGGGAACTATGTTCTTACCACATGACGGACAGTCTAAAGACTTTAAGCATGGTATATCAGCAGAAGATATTATGCGTAAACTTGGTTGGGATGTACGTATTGTTCCTAAACAAGATATAGAGTCTGGTATTAAACTAGCACGTATGAACTTTCATAGAATATACTTTGACAAGTCAGCACATAGACTTGTTGAATGTTTAAAGAATTATCGCAGAAGTATAAACTCTGCAACTAACGAACCTGGTGCGCCATTACATGACGAATATAGCCATGGTGCAGACGCATTTAGATACTTATGTACTTCCATAGAAAACATGAAGAACGAGTCATGGACTACTGGTAAGATACAATACAATAACAGAGGAATAGTATGAAGATACAAGACATGGAGATAATTGCACAGATTGAGGCAGAAGAGAATATTGCCTATGGTGTAAATGATAGTGCATTGTCTAATGATAGAGCAGAAGCGATTGACTACTACCTAGGACAACCATTCGGTAACGAAGAAGAAGGTCGTAGCCAAGTTGTATCTTATGACGTTCAAGACACGATTGAGTCAGCACTCCCACAGCTTTTAAAAGTCTTTGTAGCCGGTGATAAGGTTGTTCAGTTTGACCCTAAAGGTCCTGAAGACCAAGACGCAGCAGACCAAGAAACAGATTACATTAACCATATCGTGATGGAAAAGAACGAAGGGTTCAAGATATTCTACGTATGGTTTAAAGACGCATTACTCTCTAAAAACGGTTATGTAAAAGTATATGCCGAAGAAGAAGAGGAAGAAGAAGAATACGAATATAAGGGGTTAACAGACGCCCAGCTCCAAATGTTAGCGTCAGATGAGAATACAGAAGTATTAGAACACGAAGCATATCCTGACCCAAGTGTCAACATGGATGTTGTTTATCAACAAGCAGCTATCAATGGTGTTGACCCAGCTACAGTTATGCAACCTATGTTACATGACGTTAAGCTCAAGATTACAGAAAAAGAAACAGAGATTGTCATTGAGAACGTAGCACCTGAAAACATGATGGTATCTGTAGAAGTATCAGGTCCTAACTTACAAGATGCACGTTTCGTTCAGCACAGAGAAGTTATGCAGTTGTCAGATATTGCAGAAACATTTGACAAGCCACTAGAATACATTAAGTCTATCATGTCAGACCTTCGTGATACATTTGAAGAAGAGTCTAATGCACGTGATATTTATGACGAAGAATATGACAGAGCTATTGAGTCTAACGAAGCTCTAGTTAAAGACACATACATTAAGTTAGAAGGTAAGAGACATAGAGTAGTAGTGTTAGGCAATACTATTCTCTACAAAGAGCCATGCGAGTATGTTCCATTTGCATGTATCACACCAATGATAATGCCACATAGACATATTGGTCGTTCTTATGCTGACTTGACTATGGACATTCAACTTATCAAGTCTACACTTATTCGTGGTCAGTTAGATAACATGTATCTAGCTAACAATGGTCGTTATGCTATCTCAGACAGAGTAAACCTAGACGATATGCTCACATCAAGACCAGGTGGTATTGTTCGTGTAGAAGGTGACCCAGGTGCAGGCATTATGCCTTTATCACATCCACCACTACCAGCATCATCATTCGGTATGGTTGAATACATGGACTCTATGAAAGAAAAGAGAACAGGTATCACAGCATATAACCAAGGCTTAGACTCTAACAGTCTTAACAAGACAGCTACAGGCGTATCACAAATTATGAACGCTGCTCAACAAAGAATTGAGCTAGTAGCAAGACTGTAGGCTTAGGTGCTGGTAATAAAGACCAACAACTTATGCACTTAACATCTATCTTGAATATGCAAAAAGAAGCTATCCAAGTAGGTCTTACAAACCCAGAGAAGATTTACAATGCGTTAGCTAAACTTACACAAAACGCAGGCTTTAAGAACCCTGAAGAGTTCTGGGTAAACCCAGCTAATACACCACAAATGGAAGGTCAGCAAGAAGATAAACCATCTGAAGCTGAGATTGCAGTTCAAGGTCAATTACAAATAGAACGTGAGAAAGCAGCAGCTCAACTACAACAAGAGCAGTTACGTTCACAAAATGATGTTATAATTGAACGTGAGAAGATAGCAGCACAAGCAGAGTTAGAAAGATTTAAAGCTCAACTCAAAGCTGAAACAGATTTAGCTATCGCACAAATTAAGGCACAATCAGGAATGATGTATGGCGGATAAGTCACTAGAAGAAGTAAAACGTGGTGAACAAGCAGCACAGATACTAGATAACCCTATCTATAAAGAAGCATTAGAGAAGGTTCGTGAAAGCATTGTATCTAGTATGACTAATAGTCCATTAGGTGACGAAAAGACGCATAACAGATTAGTTATCGCATTACAATTACTAAACCAAATTAACAAGCAACTTACTGACGTTATGCAAACAGGTAAGCTCGCAGCTATTCAGACGGACAGACCTAAGTTTAAAATATTTGGGTAAGTGTTTCATTCAAAAGCAATTTGTCAGTATTTTGAGTGAAAACCGTTTTGACATGCAAAAGAATTTAGGTAAGGACAAGCCTACTTAAGACTCTTATGAGTCTTTTTTATTGTCTAATTTCAAGGAAAATATTATGAGTGACCAAGTCGCAGAACAGTCACCACAAAGCCGATTAGAGGCTATGCTAGGTGATGATATTGTATCTGATGTGCAAGCTAATTTAGATGCACCTGAAGAGAAAGAACAACCACCACTAGAGGCTGAAGCAGAAGCAGAAGCACCTGTTGAAGAAACAGATGCAGAAGAAGAAGCAACAGATGATGCACCAGATGACCAAGCTGAAGAAGAAGAACAGTCGGAAGATGAAGTTCCTGCTATCTTAAAGCTAAAAGTCAATGGTGAAGAAGTTGAAAAGCCACTAGACGAAGTCGTAGCATTAGCACAACAAGGCTTAGACTACACACAAAAGACACAACAAGTTGCAGAACAACGTAAAGAGCTAGAAGCCTATGCTGAGCAGATAAAAATGCAAGAGCAAGCCTTTCAAGAGCAAGTGCAACTTAACAATGTGTTAATTGAAGATGTAGCTAAAATCACAGCACTAGACCAACAACTCAACCAATATGCTAACGTGAATTGGCAAGAGTTATCTGATAGTGACTTTGTGGAAGCGCAAAAACATTTCTTTACATATAACCAACTACAGCAACAACGTAGTCAACTCGTTTCACAGTTTGAAGCCAAAAAGCAGGAAGTCGTTAGTAAGCAAACGCAATTGATGGCAGAGAAGATAGCTAAAGGAAAAGAGATTCTAGCAAAAGAGATACCAAATTGGAGTCCTGAGACTAACCAAGCATTGTTATCTACTGGCAAAGAGTATGGCTTTTCAGATGCAGAACTCAACGCAATTGTTGACCCTCGTCACGTGAAGGTATTGCATGACGCTATGCAATGGCGCAAATTACAACAAAATTCTACTGTAAAGAAAAAAGTGTCAAGCGCAAAACCAGTTGTGAAACCTGGAGCTAAAGACACAAAAGCGGAAGCCAATTCTAATGCTCGTCAACTACGTGAGCAATTACGTAAGACAGGCAAATCAGATATGGCTGCAAAACTCATAGAAAACATGCTTTAATTTACAAAGGACAAAATCATGGCAACAGCAGCAACCAATAGTTATACCGGTAAAGGTATAGCAGAATCATTTGAGGATATCATTTTTGATATTTCTCCAGAAGATACACCATTATTATCACTTGCAAAGCGTATGAGCGCTGGGCAAACCTATCACCAATGGCAGACCGACGCCCTCGCAGCAGCTGGTACTAATACATCTGTTGAAGGTGATGACGCTTCATTCGCAACATTACCTGCTACAACAGTATTAGGTAACTACACACAAATCTCACGTAAGACAGTTCAAATTTCAAACACATATGACGTAGTACGTAAGTATGGTCGTAAGTCTGAAGTTGCTTACCAACTTATGAAAGCTGGTAAAGAACTTAAACGTGACATGGAATATGCAATCGTACGTAACCAAGCATCATCAGCAGGTGGTCCAGCAACAGCTCGTTCAACTGCAGGTGTAGAATCATGGATTACTAACCGAGTATTAGCAACAGGTTCAACAGCAGGTACAACACCTGGCTTCAGCAATGGCACAGTAGCATCACCAACAGATGGTACTTCTGTAACATTCATTGAAGCAGACTTAAAATCAGCATTACAATTAGCATGGACAGACGGTGGTGAGCCATCATTAATCCTTATGTCAGCTACAAACAAAGCTCGTTTCTCAGGCTTTGCTGGTATTGCTACTAAGTTCAACAACGTTCAAGGTACAACACAAGCTACAATTACTGGCGCAGCGGATGTATACGTATCCGACTTCGGTAATCATACTGTGAAACTTGACCGTTTCATGCGTGACCAAGCTGTTTTATGCGTAGACCCAGGTTATGTAGGCTTAGCTTCATTACGCCCAATGGCTAAAGAAGAACTAGCTAAAACTGGTGACAGCACAAAATGGTTACTCACAGCAGAATACGCATTAGTGGTTCAAAACCCAGATGCACATGCTAAAGTACAAAACGTAGGTGCTTAGTAATTAGTTATGATATAATGGAGGGAGTTAATTCTCCCTCTGTTGTATTTTTATATGCCAATATTATTTGACCACAATAGCGTAACAGGTGTAAGTCAGTACTTTGACTATGACCCAGCTAAAGATACATACTACCTAACCTCTACTCAAGACTTGAGTGGCATGTTAGACAAGATTAAACAAGCAAGAGATAACCCTGCAATATGGGATAAAGGTGTTAAAGAAGAATGGGCGCACTTTGCTAGTATTCCACCTGTAGTGGAAATGCAGTTAAAGTTAAAAGGGATAGATATATATAACCCTGACCATACAAAAGCTTTAATAAAAGAAATAAACGAAAACTATCCATATCTCAAGTTGACAACAAAGAATGGATGATTACAGTAAAGAGTTTAAATACTGGTATGAAAGAATATACCTACAAAGTCCTAGTCTATGCAAACTAGAGTATGATGATGAAAAAATGTGGGAAGCATGGAAAGCAGCACAAACATCATTTGCTACAATGATAAAAGCTAATAACGAACAAAACTAGATGGACTTAAACGAAATAAAACAAATACAATTAGCCATACATGACCTTATCAACAAGGAAGAGTATGACAAAGCATTGCCACTTATATATTCTGTATTAGAAGAATATCCTAATGACGCTGCTACACTAAACTTTCTAGGTTATATCTGGTTACAAGGCGATAAGCCTGCATTTGCATATCAGTTCTTCCGTAGAGCATTACAAGAGATGCCAGGCAATAAAGCTATATGGACATCTTTAGGTCGTGCAGCACATGAACTAAACATGTATGAAGATGCTCTAAAGTATTTCTTAAAGTCAGCAGAATTAGACCCTACATACGCATTAGCTTATTCTAATGCAGCAGCAACATTAGTCCAAACATCTAAATGGGATGATGCAGAGAAAGCCTGTAAGATGGCTTTAGAATGTAACCCTAACGATATACATGGTCAACTAAACCTAGCACATAGCTATCTAGCTAAAGGTGAATGGGATAAAGGTTGGGAGTATTGGGGTAAGTCACTCGGTGGTAAGTTTAGAAAAGAATGGGTGTATGGTGACGAAGTAAGATGGGATGGCACTAAAGACAAAACACTTATTATCTATGGCGAACAAGGTTTAGGTGATGAGATATTCTATGGTAGCTGTATTCCTGATGCTATCAAGTCAAGTCATAAAGTCTACATAGACTGTGACCCAAGATTAGAAGGATTATTTACACGTAGCTTTCCTGAAGCAGAAGTGCATGGCACTCGTAAAGAAGATAGCCCTGAATGGTTAGCAGATAAGAAGTTTGACTATAGATGTGCAATAGGTGGATTACCTGAGTTCTTTAGACATACGAATAAAGACTTTCCTGGTACACCTTATCTAAAAGCTGACCCTGAAAGACGCACTATGTGGCGTGGGTTATTTGACTCATGGGGTAAGAAAGTTATAGGTATTACGACTAAGGGTGGTATTAAACATACTAACGCTAAAGGTCGTGAACTTACACAAGAAGATATAGAGCCATTATTAAAGCTCAAAGACTATGTATTAGTCAGTTTAGACTATAGCGTAGAACGCAAATTAGACGGTGTTAAATACTATGATTTTGCGACAAACGCAAAAGACTATGATGATACAGCAGCGTTAATAGCTGAATGTGATATGGTCATAGGTGTGAATACTACAGCATTACATTGTGCAGCAGCTATGGGTGTAAAGACATGGTGTCTAGTTCCTACATGGCATCAATGGCGTTATGCACAAGCAAGTATGCCTTGGTATCGTCACATGAGACTCATATATCAAGACAATGACAAATGGTCAGAAGTTATCAATAAAGTAGCCAAGCAATTAAATGGGACTTGGTGATTGGTTAATGGCATCAGGTGATGCTAAAGAAGCTAATGAAAGAACCGGTAAAAAGGTTAAGTTAGGTGATGGCGTTAGAATGTCATGGGATGGTCAAGTATTTGCTAACAATCCTAGAATGGCTAGTAACTCTGATACAGACATAAACCTAAAGTAGGCGAGATATACTTTGATAACGAAGAACAAAAGGTTATAGACAAGATACGAGGTAACTACATAGTTGTAGAACCTAACGTTAAAAAGATATACGCACACACAGTTAATAAAGCATGGCATGGTTGGGATGAATTACTCAAGCATGACTTACCATGGATACAATTAGGTGATGTTACTACTGAAAAGAAAACAAAATGGGTAGAAACACCAACCTTTAGAAACGCATTAGCAATATTAAGCAAAGCAAAGTTATTTGTAGGGACAGATGGTGGTTTACATCATGCAGCAGCAGCATTAGGCATACCTTCTGTAGTTATATGGACAGGTTTTACTTCACCGAGGCATTTAGGATATGATACCCATAGAAATATACATGACGGTTCAGAGCCATGTGGGACTTATGATAGCGTATGTCAGCATTGCCTTCTAAAAAGCAAAGCAATAAGCGTAGAACAAGTTTTAGATGCAGTTAATACTGAGTGGCATAGAACGTAGAGATAACGTCTTAAAACGCTTACAAACGCATTGTAAGGGCATTTTAACAAAAGAATGGGATGGTAAGTCAATTCCAGTCGTAGTAGGTAATTTACATGGTGCAGATAAGATACAAATATCATGTAGAGAACAAAAAATACCATATATTCTGATAGACCATGGCTATTTTCATAGAGAAATGGACTTATCGTGGGCTAGATTCTGTGTAAATAACTATCATTGCACAGATTGGCGTGAGTCTGATAGAGAAATACCTAAAGTTCACGAGTATCGTAGTGGTGAAAACGTAGTTATCTTACCACCACCAGAAAAAATAGCTTACATTTACCAAACTTCTACTTGGTTAGATACAACCATAGAAGAAATTAGGAAACATACAGAGAGAAAAATTGTCATTAAGCGTAAAGGCGAAGGTGACTTTAAGAAAACATTAGAAAAAGCTCATGTTATTGTGAGTTTTGGTAGTGTAGCAGATGTAGAAGCACTTATTCGTGGCGTTCCTGTCATAGGTTCACCATATAGCCCTGCAATTCCTGTATCCAATAACATAAAAGACATAGAAAACTTAACACATTTTGATAGAACAGCATGGTTAAGCTCATTAGCTGCGAGTGAATGGCATAAAGATGAGATGGACAAGTGCTGGGATAGACTAAAAGGACAATTAGATGGCATTTACTAACTATAGTGCGTTTGTAACTACAGTAGAAAACTACTTAGCACGAACAGACTTATCATCACAGATACCTGACTTCATTCAGATGGCACAATTCAGAATGACTCGTGATTTAAGAACAGAAAGAATGTTAAAGGTCGCTACTGCTGATACAACAGATAGCACAGTAGGCTTTCCTACAGACTTTTTAGAAGTCAGAGAAATACACATGTTAGGAAACCCACCTGTATTACTAGAGTTTCAGTCACCTGACTTATTCTTTAGAGATGGTCAAACAACATTATCAGGAAGACCTCACTATTTCACAATGTTAGGTACAGAGTTTAAGTTTGCACCAGGTCCTGATACAAGCTACACAGTTCAAATTTTATATTATGCTCAACCTACATTTATATCTAGCACAACAGCTAGTAACTTGTTCTTAGCATACTATCCAGATGCTCTACTTTACGCAACTCTAGCAGAAGCAGAACCATATCTTATGAACGACCAAAGAATTGCTACATGGTCTGCTTTATACGATAGAGCAATTGCGAATATTAAGAAGAGTGATTTAGGTGCAACATATCCATACACAACATTAAGCGTAACACCAAGATAAGGAAAATATTATGGCAGAAATGAGTAACTTCCTCGAAAATGCACTTATAAATGCAACTTTGAGAGCAACAACATACACATCACCAGCAACAGTTTATGTATCACTATGGACTTCAAACCCTGGAGATGATGGTTCAGGCACAGAAGTTAGCACATCTGGTACAAGCTATGCTAGAACAGCAGTATCTTTCGCAACAGCATCAGGTACATCTGGTAATGTATTAAATGACGCTGACGTTACATTCCCAACAGCAACAGCTTCATGGGGAACTGTAGGTTGGATTGGTATTAATGATGCAGCTACAGGTGGTAATTTACTTTATCACACAGCATTAGATACATCT